CCACTGGTGCCACTGGCGCTATTGGTAACACAGGGTCTACAGGACCAACGGGTGCTACAGGAAATACAGGCTCAACTGGAACGACTGGTCCAACAGGCCCAACAGGATTAACTGGTAATACAGGCGCTACTGGAGCAACAGGTAATACTGGCGCAGGCGTAACTGGTGCTACTGGTGCCACTGGTGCAGGCGGTACGCTAGGCCATTACGGTAACTTTTACGATACTACCACTCAGACCAATGCAGGCGCTACTAGCGCCAACCTTATTACTATTAACACCGATTCTGGCTCAAGTGGCGTAAGCATCGTCTCATCTAGCCAAATTACTTTTGCCTATGCTGGTACTTACTCAGTAAACTTTTTGGGTCAATTCATCACCACTGGCGGTGGAAGCAACTACCAAGTAAACGTTTGGTATGCCCTTAACGGAACTGCTGTGACTCAATCAACCGCAGTCTTTACAACCTCTGGCGTTAACAACCAAGTCCTTGCAAACATTGAAGACTTAGTAACAGTTAATGCTGGTGACTACATCCAGTTCTACTGGTCATCACAAAACACTTATATGGAATTACTAGCAGTTGCTGCTGGTTCATCTCCGACTCGTCCTGCATCTCCAAGCGTGAATCTTCACGTTGAACAAATTATGTACACCATACTTGGACCGACGGGAGCAACAGGTGCCACAGGAGCCACAGGTAACACAGGTTCAAATGGATCTACGGGAGCGACTGGCGCAACAGGACCAACAGGGCCGACAGGTAATACTGGAAGCAATGGTCAGACTGGAGCGACGGGGGCTACTGGACAAACAGGGGCAACTGGTTCTACGGGAAGCACGGGAGCAACAGGCCCAAGTGCATCGGCGTTAGTTGATATGCTCTGGCTTGGGGCTATGTGATAGAATAGCGTATGCCCAAGATAGCCGTTTATTCCATTTGTAAAAATGAGATTAAACATATTGAGCGTTACGCAGAGGCTACAAAAGATGCGGATTATCGCATTGTAGTTGATACTGGATCTACCGATGGTAGCCAAGATAAAATGCGTGAATTGGGTATAACCGTTTATCAAATACATTTAGATCCGTTTCGCTTTGATGTGGCTCGCAACACAGCCTTATCACTTGTTCCAGAGGATGCCGATGTTTGCCTTATTCTTGATATGGATGAAGTACCTGAAGAAAATTTTTTCCAGAAAGTACGACGTGGCTGGAAGCCAGGTGTACATCTGGGATGGATCAGTATGGATACTGGGCAAAAGTGGGAAAGGGACAGGCTTCATTCGCGCTTTGGGTGGCATTGGAAATATCCATGTCATGAAGTTCAAATCTACTACGGCAAAGATGAAGTTAAAGATTGTGACATCAGGGGAGCAGTTATTAAGCATCTTCCCGATGAAAGCAAATCCAGAGGATTATATTTAAATTTACTTGAAATGGCAGTCAAAGAATTGCCGCATGATCCGCGCATGTGGACTTACATGTGCAGAGAATATTATTTCCACCAACGATGGCAAGATGTTATTGACGCCGCTCAAAAACAATTACCACTCAATGGCTGGGATGTAGAACAAGCCGCTGTCTGCCGATGGGCAGGTGAGGCTAGTCACCAACTTGGCAAAGAAGATGATGCCAGAGATTGGTATGACAAAGGTGTACAAATTCTTCCCACACAAGGCGAACCATGGTATGGAGTAGCAATTCATGCTTACCGTAATCAAAATTGGAGCAGATGTTTAGATGCTTCTATTAACGTTATGGAACGTACTCGTTCAACCCACTATTGCTACGAATCAGCAATCTGGGACTGGAAAGCCTATGACCTTGCATCAATCGCTGCTTACAACCTCAAGCATATTGATGAAGCAATAGCCTTCGCTACACAAGCGGTAATAGGCAACGGTCCAGAAACAGATCGTATTCAACGCAACTTAGATTTTTTTAGACAGGTGAAGAATGAATCATCAACACACAAGCAAAGTTCTTGAATGGGGCTTTGATGAAAAATACAATAGCATTCCTTCTAAATACGGCTGTGCCGAATGTCATGAAACGTATACCAAATTACCAGTTTATCCAGAAACACCATCGGATCATAGTCAGCATAATGATTATATTGACGGGTGTTTTGCTTGCAAGATTAGGACATTAGAACTTAACACTGGTGACGCTGGACGTTCTGATTCTATGTCTCAAAAGAAGTGGGATGCTGAACTAAACGCTTATGCAGATGCTCGCTCACAGGGCATACAACCCGCTGGTACAACAATGAAAGCAGTTGCTGAAGCCAAGGAAGCAAGCGACAAACTAGGCGCAGCATTTGATGCTGGAGTTATGCCTGCGGCACAAAAGATTACTAAGCAAACCGCTTCTGTAATGAAAGAAACTGGAGTTATCTAATGGCTATGAATGATAAAAAGCAAGACGCAAAAGTTACTAAAGGATTAAAGCCAGCACAAAAGGCAGCCTTTAAAAAAGCCGATGCTGCGATGGATAAGAAGAAGCCATCTGCTAAGGCTGATATGAAAATGGATAAAGCACTTGTAGCCAAGATCAAGAAAGGCAAGTAAATGGCAGCAGCAAAAAAGGGTATGGGCTTCGCAGCCGCTCAAAAGTCAATCGCTAAAAAGTCTGGCGTATCAATGAAGTCAGCAGGAGCAATCCTTGCATCTTCAACTCGTAAGGCTTCACCAGCAGCAAAGAAAGCAAATCCAAATCTAAAGAAGGTAGCAATGCCTCAGAAAAAAGGTGGTAAATAATATGTGCGCTTCATGTGGATGCAATAACAATGCAGTTAAGGCAACTGGCAAACTAGACGGCAAGCCAACTGAAACACCTTATGGTGAGTATGAAGGCGTCGGCGGCACAGTTACATGGCCAACAAAGTAGTCAAAACACGCGGTGCTGCAAAGCAAGCGGTTACTGACACAATTACAATTGGCAATCAAAAGCATGTAATTACCAAAGCCAGCAATGGTGACATTGTTGTCAACCATCCTGGCTCAAAGAAAACAACATTTAAGAAAATTGATTTAACTAAGAAGGCAGATGTTAAAACCATTGCTGGCGGCGTAGCCGCTGTTAAGAAATGGCACAAGACACATCCAACGAAAGGTAAGTAAATGACGACGCCCCCAAGTCTGCAGTACAGCATGAATCGTTTGGCAGGTACATTAGTTAATGGCGTACCAACCCTTGATACACAAGGTGCTGCAAATGTTTGGGCTGGTACCACAACCCCTTTAGATACTGAGGGTGCGCTTAACTACCTTTACGGAAAACGTTTTACTAAGCCAAACTACAATATTGATATGCCAGGAATTTTAAATTCATTGGCTGGCACATATGGTCTTGGCGAAAATCTAGCAGCATCGTTGATAGCATCATGACTTTATTTGTAGACCTTATTGACGAAACTGCTTTATCACTTACTGGTTATACCAATCGCCAGGATCAAGCAACCTACCTAACCGCTCCAATGTCAGCAACCGACCTAACCTTTACAGTTGCCGATGGAACAGTGCTAACTCGTGGTTTGGTTGAAATTGATGATGAATTGATCTGGGTTGACTCATTTGACCGTACAACTAACACAGCCACTATTCCAGCATATGGTCGTGGCTTTCGTGATACAACCGCTGCAGTTCATACGGCTGGTACACGAGTCACAATTACTCCGTCGTTCCCACGCTCAGTAATTCGTCGCAATTTGCAACAAGCAATTGATGCTGTATATCCAGATTTGTTTGGTACCTATTACACAATTTTTAACTTTCAAGCAGCAGTAACAACTTATGTTCTGCCAGATGAATGTATAGATGTATTGGCTGCCTCATGGCGCACCATTGGACCTTCTAAAGAATGGTTGCCTATTCGCCATTATCGTGTAGATCGTACTGCTAACCCATTGGTATGGAACAGTGGTAAGACTATTTCTATCCGTGAGGGTATTATTCCTGGTCGTCCCGTCATGGTAACTTATACAAAAAAGCCAACTGTTATTCAATATGATAACGATGATTTTTCTATGACTGGTTTATCAGATTCAGCACGTGAAGTCATTGTCCTTGGAGCCGCATATCGTACTGCCATGTATCTTGATTTTGGTCGTGTACCAGCACTAACCGCAGAAGCAGATGCAATGAGTCAATCTAACCCAATTGGTTCAGCAGTCAACATTGGCCGTGCAATTCAAAATCTTTATCAAGCGCGTTTACAAATTGAGATTCGTCGTCTTGAAGCCCAGTTCCCACCCCGCACGCACTACACAAGTTAGGATAATCAGTGACAAGATACTACTCAGCAGTTGCTGTAGACAATACCCTTGGTTCAGCAATAACCAGCGGTTCTACAACAGCAACACTCAATACATCCCCGATTGGTTATCCAAGCAGTTTTCCATTTGTGTTGGCGATTGACTACAACGCAGCAACAGAAGAACTTGTATTGGTAACGGCAGTATCTGGTACAACTATTAGCATTACTCGTGGTTTTAACGGATCAACGCCACAATCTCACGCAGTGGGTGCAGTAATACGTCACGTTATTACAGCCCAAGATTTAACAGATACTCAAACGCATTACAATACTGCATTAACTGATGGTGCGCATGGAGTAACTGGCTCACTAGCCACATTCCTTGGTGCGCCAACATCGGCTAACCTAGCCGCAGTAGTTACCGATGAGACTGGTTCAGGTTCACTTGTTTTTGCAACTGGTCCAACAATTAACAGCCCAGTCATTACAGGCACAATTGCTGCCAGTGGCTCTACTGGTGCTTCAGGTCAATACCTTTCATCAACAGCAACTGGTATCGCCTGGGTAACACCAGCAACAACTAACCTTGTTCTCAATCCTCAGACTGGTACAACCTACACCCTCGTATCTAGCGACTTAAACAAAGTGGTTACCTTAAGTAACTCATCTGCAATAACCTTGACCATCCCATCGGCTGTCTTTACTACTGGTCAACAGATCAACATCCAGCAAATTGGCGCAGGACAGGTAACCGTACAGGGAGATGGAACGTCTACCTTTACAGGGACTGGAACTAAGTTACGCGCACAATACAGTGCAGCCACCATTGTTTGCACAGGAACCAATACCTTCACATTGATTGGAGACTTAGCATAATGGCTACAGCATACGTCGTACTAGGACAGGCTACGCCCTCAGCGGCTGGCTCATCTACCCTTGTTACAGGGTCAACTAACGGCTCTATCGTAGGCTCCTTTACTGTCTGCAATAAAGGAACATCTACTGATGCAATCCGTGTCAGCATTACCAAATCTGGTGGCTCTGCTTATTACCAGTACTACGGTTTTAACGTGCCTGGCAATAGCACTATTCACGAACAACCAGGTTGGACATTAGCGACAGGTGACACAATTACCGTATATTCAACTGTTGGTAACACCGACTTTACAGCGACAGGAGTAACACTCTAATGGCCGTCTCATTACTTGTTAACGGAAGCGCTGTTCCAGCAGTTGCGGTTAATGCCCAAACTGCTTCATATACCTTTGTCTTGGGCGATGGCAATAACACCCTTGTTACTTTGTCTAACGCCTCTGCCAACACGGTGACTATCCCACCTAACTCATCAGTGGCATTTCCCGTAGGAACTGTGTTAAACTTCGCACAAACTGGCGCTGGTCAGACAACAATTACTCAAGGAAGCGGTGTGACTATTACATCAACTGGTGCTACGGCGACTGCTCCAAAGACTCGTGTGCAATACAGTGCGGCTACTGCAATTCAGACCAGCGCAAATAACTGGCTTGTGATTGGAGATATATCATAATGACGCCAATGCTCGGAATTTACGCTTCTCAAATATCAGGTCATTTATACAATGGACCTACAACGGTTAATTATCTTCTTATCGCTGGTGGCGGTGGTGGCGGTTCTAGTAATGGACCTTCAAGTTTTTTTGGCGGCGGCGGTGGAGCGGGTGGATTACTTAATTCTTCCATATCCGTAACCCCTGGAGTGCAATACAATATTACAGTTGGCAGCGCAGGCGGAAATAATAGCGCTGGCAACAATTCAACTTTGTTTGGATTAACAGCAGTTGGTGGTGGTAGACCTGGTAATCCGTCAATTTTTAATGGTGGTAATGGTGGTTCTGGCGGTGGAGCAAGTAGTACTGGTTCAGGTGGTTCAGGTACATCAGGACAAGGTTATAGCGGTGTGTCATTTAACGGTGGCGGTGGCGGTGGATCTAATGCTTCTGGTTCGATTCATTCTGGCGGTTCTGGTATAACAATAAATTACAATGGTTCTAGCCCTGCGTTTGCTGGTGGCGGCGGCGGTGGAGCGGGTGGTACTGGTTCTGGTGGTTTTGGTGGTGGCGGTGATGGTGGGCGTAATGGTCATGCACCTCTTTGTGGCAGATGTGCAACTTCTTATGGTAGCGGTGGTGGTGGTGCTGCGGTTTGTGGTGGTACTTGTACTGGCGGTATTGGCGGTAATGGTAGTAGCGGTATTGTTGTTATTTATTATGCAAATACTTATAATCTTGCTAGTTCAACTACTGGTTCGCCAACAATTCAAAATTTAAATGGAAATAGAATTTATACCTTTACAGGAACAGGAAGCATAACATTCTAATGGCTCACTTTGCAAAAATAGATGAAAATAATATTGTTACAGAAGTTATTGTTGTAGACAATAATGAAGCGCCTAATGAAGAAATAGGTATTGCTTTTATTGGTTCTTTAGGTTTAACAGGAACTTGGAAACAAACTTCATACAATACTCGTGGTGGAATACATTATGGAGAAAATCGTGAACCTGATAATGGCGTAGCCTTACGCAAAAATTATGCGTCTATTGGACATATTTACGATAGTCATCTTGACGCTTTTATTCCCCCTACGCCATACCCATCTTGGGTGTTGGATGAACAAACTTGCCAATGGGTAGCGCCTGTTCCACGCCCACAAAGTGATGCAACAACTGGTTATAAGTGGGATGAAGATAGCAAGTCTTGGGTTGCTTTTACAAAGACACAGCCAACTGCTTAAATCTATGCTAGGCTTTTATCCTAACAAGGGGGTAGCAATGGCAGAAATTGTTTTTACAGATATACATAATCTTGATGGTGTATTGGAAAAACCAAAGCCAGCAATAGAATATATACCTGAATGGTATAAAGCAGCAAAATCATATCTTGACCCTAGTGGCAAAAAAGCACCTAGTTTAGATGGACAACCTTACGCAACTATTAAACGCTGTATGCCCCTGTGGGATATGATGACGGCTGGCTACATAATGGAAACGCCTTATGATATTTATATAAGGCAAACTGAAACAGGCCCATATTTTCAATGGGGTAGTAACGAAGCAATTGCTTTTCAATCAATGGATCAATTTCAAAACCATCCATACTCCCGCGACATTAACTATGCCGCAAGGATTAATATTCCTTGGTCTATTAAAACCCCAAAGGGTTGGTCCATTATGGTAATGGAACCACAGCACCACGAGCCAGGACCTATTACTTGCGCTAGTGGCATTGTGGATACAGATGATTATTCACTACCATTTAATATGTTCCTTAAATTACGCGACCCAAAGTTTGAAGGAATGATTCCTGCGGGTACGCCGTTCTTACAAATTATTCCTTTTAAGCGTGAGGCTTGGACATCATCTCTTGGTGGTAAAAAAGAACGTATTAAACACGCGTCAGATAGACAAAAATTTTCTAAAGTATTTTTTGACCGTTACAAAAAATTTTGGTGGCAAAAAAAAGAATACAAGTAATAGTAAGCCCCGCCAAGTGCGGGGCTTTTTTATTAAAAATAAACTAAGGAGTATAGGTGGCTATAGGCGGCTATAAGCACATTGCGGAACGTCCCGTTGATCCAGTTGGCTTACCTGCTAACTCTGGAAATACCTACTACAACACGGCTAATAATTACGACTGCGCTATTGCAGGTCTGCCGTTCTTCCTTGGTATTAGCAAAGAACATCCATACAAGCGTGAGACTGCGCAGTATCGCAAG